TGCAAGAGAGGAAAATTTTCGGACCTCTGTCATCATCCGATGGGCTGTACGTCAACAAGCATCTTTTGATTCTAAAGGTTGGAGCATACCAGTCTTCTTATTCTGTAGGAGAGTGGGGCAGGCCAGTCTTGATATCCATAAGGTCTGGTAGATCTGAAATATCTATGCTTGTTAATGGCAAGCAGGTTGCTTCTATAAAAAAGGATATCTCCGAGTTCACACCAAGAAATCAGGACTGGCTTGGTTTTTTTGCTTACGAAGACGTTCCAGTTATTCAGGTAGAGTCACCAGCCGTGTATTCCTATGAAGTTCCAGCTATCGTTCAAAAAAGAAGGTTCGTATATGGCCAGGGCGTATCCGTACCCACCTCAATGAGCGGATACAATAAGTCGGAGTCCGTTCTTTTTGACTATTCTCTTGCTGGAGCTGCAAAAAATATTAGATATCCCAACACGTCGGCATGGTCCTCTGGCGTTTCAGATAACATAAATGCAAATGAGACCAGCCTTAATCTATCAGACTACCCGCTGCCAATTATTTCTTTTCAAGATTCCTCTTCCCGCTCTGGCTGGGAAGATATAATGTCCTCTCAGTTTAACTCCGAAGACCCAAGCTTTTCCTTTCAGAATACTGCTGGACTAACCCCAGGGTACGCATATTTTGAAAACCTATCGTTCTTAAACGAAACGCCACAGGCAGTGTTCGGAGTATTCTCTGCATCAGATGTTAGTTCAAAGCAGCTATTGATTAAGCTAGTCAATGAGATAACTGGCTCCAGCTTTGAGGCGTACCTTGAGGATGCAAAGATTAGCTATGCCCTCGACGGTGAAGTTTTTGATAACTCTCAGGAAGTTTCTCCAAACATAAAATTCGTAGCTGGAGTTAGCTTTAAAAAAGCCCAAAGCTTCGGAGGTCCTATTGCAGCGTTCCTGAGCTCTTCACAATCTTTAAAAATGTTTGTTGGGGGAAGTAGGGATTACTCATTTACCTTTGGTGGAAATGTGCACAGGGTGTGTGCTTCCAATGCCAACAATCTAGATAAGATGTCTGGAATTTTTAAAGACAATGGATTGCCAATAGCACAGGACGCCGCAGACACTAAAGCAATGACTCAGACTGCAAGCTACACCTTGGTTGCTAAAGATTCCCTGTCAGGATTTACTCTAGACATAGCCACCCAAGGCAGCTGGCAAGACTACATCCCCCTATCTTATTTTGCTAAAAATGTAAAAGACTCCGCCAACAATGATTACAAAGCCCTAGACTTTTTACAGTTTAACGTTGACTATGTTAAACTAAACAACTTCAACGAAGAAAATCAGTACGATACGTCTTCGTTGCCAGTCAAGACCTACGTATCATTTGAATATCTTGCTAATGGAGTTAGCCCTAGCAGGCCAAATACTGCTTTGCTCGGACGATCTTCAATAGTCCAGCCTTCAGACGAGTGGCAAACAACTAAGTATGAAGTTCTTAATGATACAGTTATTAAGTTCCCCAGGGGCGTGGACAAGTTCTCTCTTGGAATAATCGTTTCTGTAGAAATAGATTCCCCAGGAATACTTAGCGAGAATATTCAGATTAGATCTCTTAGCCTATCTTCTTGGGCTTTGGGTAACCAGCCAAATCGAATTAGGACGGTTGGATCTTCTGTAATTCCTTACAAGAAATCTGGCAACTACTTTGAGTATAAGGACGTGCCTCCTTGGAGCATGTCAAAAGATACCTCCCCGCACCTACACCTGACGAAGTCAAAGGGCATGAGGGTTAGAGTTCCGTTTTCTAATGCTGGGGTAGAAGGACTGTACAACGTAATCAATCCTAGCTATAGACCAGAAGACACTGGCTTTTTTAAGATTAACCTAATGCAGATGAGTCTTAGATATGATGAAGACACTTTCCCAACATCACCAGTACAGTTGTTTGAGCTAGAGACTCCAAATGAGTACCTGAGGTTCTACATTGTTGCAGACTCTGCTAACCAAAAGAGAGGTCAGATATACGTTATCGATAGCCGAACATCCTCTCTTAGGTCCGACATAGTCTTTTATGTTAATGGTAAGGTAGCCATGCGACCAGTCCTGACCCCTAACTTGTGGACTACCCTTTCTTTCTCCTTCTTGGAATCTTTAGATTTTTCAAATGGCAAGGGGTACTTTAGGATAACAAGTCCCGTACTCTTTGATAACATTTCCTACTATCACCAGACACAAGACTCAGATGTGCAACGGTTCTCCTTTAGAAAATGGTCAGCTGTAAGGAGTGGCATCGATACCACAAATGATTGGCAGTACTGGCAAGACTCAACATGGCAGCAGGTGCTATTCTTGGCAGAGTCAGATGCAAAATTGTCGGACGCAGAATTGGTATATAAAACATTTACTGGCACAAATTCGTTTGTTTTTACTTCCGAACAGAATCTTTTGTTGAAAAACTACAGGTCTTCCATGTTTAAGGACCTTCAGTGGGACAGTTTCGTCATCACTCCCGTATAATGTGGTATACTTATTACCATGAAACAGAAGAAACCACGCTTCCCTGGTCAGGTCGGGGACACTAAAGTACAGGTTATTGAAGAAAACTTCTCTAACTTCGGAACATACGTATGGCACAAGCCATCAGGTAAGGCCTTTACAGACGGAGACGGTAACGCTTTGTCAATTGAGTCAATGAAGGGTGACCTTTCTAGGGTTCAAGAACTAGAGAATGCCGCAAAGTACTGGGGCTGCCCAGATGGAACTGCCAAGTTCTACCCAAATATGCGAAAGATTTCTCAAGAAGAGCACAGCGAACAGGTCGACAGAATGTCTCAAGGACTTATTCCAAGCATGAATGACTTGGGTGCGGTAATTGCAGCAAAGGACACCTTGGATAAGTATGGAGACGAGGGGTAATGTCAGATCAGCAGTGGACTGTCGGTGCCCGCATTGACGAGGTACAGGAACAAGCCGATCTCTTTAAGCAGCAGGACCCATTCAACAAGTCCTGGGATGACATAAAGGGGCTTAACGGTATCGACACCAACTTTAAACGTCGTGCAACCCGCATGTCTAAAAATATGGCTTATGGTTACGAAACCCGAACAGATAACTCTGTGGCAAATGATCCAGGTCGTCAGTACATGACTAGTGCTTTGGCTGTGGCTTCTGGGCAGGACGGTGCTTCTTCAAAGGAGATAAACCCTGGACAAGTATTCCGTAACGGATACGGAATGTTTGACGTAATCACACCACCTTGGAATCTTTACGAGCTAGCTAACTACTATGATACTTCATTTGCTAACCACGCCGCCATTGATGCCAAGGTAGAAAACATTGTAGGCCTGGGATACGATTTTGAAATTTCAAAACGCACAATGATGCGACTCGAAACAAACCCAGATCAATCTGCTGTGGATAGAGCTCGTAATAGAATTGAAAGAGCAAAGATTGAGCTACGTGATTGGCTAGAAAGTCTTAATGACGAGGAGTCCTTCACCCACACCCTGACTAAGTTCTTCACCGATGTCCAGGCAACTGGAAATGGTTACCTAGAGATTGGTAGAACTACCAAGGGCAAGATTGGCTACATCGGTCACATTCCTGCAACTACCATGCGAGCTCGTAGACTGCGTGACGGCTACGTGCAGATTATTGGAAACAAGGTTGTTTACTTCCGTAACTTTGGTGCAACTAACAAGAACCCCATCACAACGGACCCAAGGCCGAATGAGATTATACATTACAAAGAGTACTCTCCGCTAAACACATTCTACGGGGTACCAGATATTCTGTCTGCTATTACTTCTCTGCATGGGGATCAGCTAGCGTCTCAGTATAATATTGACTACTTCGGAAACAAGGGTGTGCCACGCTATGTGGTCACGCTAAAGGGTGCCCAGCTATCGGCTGACGCAGAGGATAAGATGTTCCGATTCCTACAGAACAACCTTAAGGGGCAAAATCACCGTACCCTCTATATCCCACTTCCTGGAGATAGCGATAACAGCAAGGTAGAGTTTAAGATGGAGCCCGTGGAAAACGGGGTACAGGAAGCATCGTTTAAGGAATATCGTAAACAGAATAGAGACGACATCCTGATCGCACACCAGGTTCCGCTATCTAAGATTGGTGGTGGCGACAGCACATCTATTGCAAATGCACTTGCCCAAGATCGGACTTTTAAAGAGCAGGTTGCAAGACCAGCACAAACAAATCTAGCTAAAATGATTAACAAGGTTATTAGAGAAGAAACAGATATTGTGGAATTTAAATTTAATGAGCTCACGCTTACAGATGAAATTTCACAGTCTCAAATACTTGAGCGTTACGTTAAGAACCAGATCATGGTTCCTAATGAGGCACGAGAAGTTTTGGGGTTGCCACAGCGAAAAGATGGAGACGAGCCGTTTGAGATGACATCTCGACAAGCATCAGACGCTAGGGCCAACACTGCACGGAACAGGGAGAGGGATACTGACAGGTCAAACAACCAGTC